GCTTTATCTCGTCCTCGTACCGCTCCCAGGCGCGGCTGGTGACGTCGCCGTCCTTGGCCCGCAGGAAGCGCACCCGCAACTCGTACACTGCGGGCACGATGCGGTCGATGTGGCCGGCAAACACCAGGGCGATCAGCTGGTCGACAGTGGCCTGCCGCAGCTCGGCGGGCACGGCCGGCAGATCGACGGGCGTTTCGTCAGCGGTCGCCTCGTGGGCGAGCCAGTCGGCGACGTACAGCGGGGTGCGGGCGATCTCGTCTTTCGCCCCTTCGAGGTCGAGGTCGATGTCGTCGTAGTCATACCTCGGGTCATGGGGGTGGCCCGTGAACGGACCGTAATCGGGGTCGTAGTAGGCTTGGCTGATCCTCATCGTCTGCTCCGTTTTGTTGGGGACAAGCGGATGTTGCCACGCTTGTCTGCGCAGGTCAACGCAAGTCTACGCAATTCCGCACTATTTTACGCGGGCTTTGTGATCGTTGGCGATGGTGGCATGATGCGAGCCCCGACAACGAGGACAGACGATGACGCCGAGACAACAGCAGACGTATGACCTGATCGCCGGCCGGCAGCCGATTTCGATCAGCGAGATCGCCGCCGAGATGCAGATCACGAAGGGGTCGGCAGAGCAGCACTTGCATGTGCTGCGCAATCATGGATACATCCGGCCCGTGGGCCGCAGCAAGGCGGCGCGCTGGGTGCTGTGCGAGGCGCCCGTGCGCTGGATCACCGGCGATCCGCTGATCCAGGCGGCGTCGGTCTGGGATTACGCAAGGAGGTGTGGCGCATGACCGAACGAGGCAGACGCACGTTGCGCGAGCAGATGCTCCGCAACCAGGCAACAGAAAACCTGTACGCCGCACTGAGCGGCAAATCGGCGCGGGAACTGCCGATCCCAGCGGAGCCGAAGAAACGGCAACCGCGCACCCACAGCACGGAGCCGAGCGAGGCGGAGACTCTGAAGGCGATCCTCCAGTTGCTGCGGCGGCACCCGAAGGTCGCGCTGTGCTGGAGGCAGAACTCCGGCACGTTTCAGGAACGCAACCGCGACGGCAGCGTGCGCTACATCCGCGCCAACACCGCGCGCGGGATGTCGGACATCATGGGCGCCCTGAAAGACGGGCGCACGCTGGCCATCGAGGTCAAGTCGCGCGCCGGCAAGATGCGCCCCGGGCAGGAGGAATTCCTTTCGCAGATCCGCGCCGCCGGGGGTGTGGCGGGGGTGTGCCGCAGTGTTGAGGATGCCGTCAGGCTGCTGGAGCTTGCATGAAACTCGACTTCTCCGCGCTCGCGCAGCGCCTGCTCGTCAGCAGCGAAACCTTCGTCCCCCAGTGGCTCCCCGGCGGCCGGCGTCGGGGCCACGAATGGGTCTGCGGCGACCTCAGCGGGGGCGAGGGCACCTCGCTTTCCGTCAACCTCCTCAGCGGACGCTGGGCCGACTTCGCCACCTCGGACCGTGGCGGGGATCTCATCAGCCTCTACGCAGCGATTCACGAACTCACGCCCGGCGAGGCGTACCGCGAGCTAGACGACGGCAGCACGGCAGCAGCGCCAGCGCGGCCAGCGCGGCCAGCGAAACCGCAGCGCACCGTGGTCGCGCCCGTCCCCGAGGCGGTGGCGGACTGCGAGTGCATCCACCCGGCGTTCGGCGCACCGAGCGCCCGCTGGACGTATTTCGATGGCAACGGCGAGGTGCTGGGCTACGTGGCCCGCTACGACCCGGCAGGGCAGCGCAAGCAGATCGTGCCCTGGACGTGGGACGGCGCGCAGTGGGGCATGGGCCAGTGGCCGGTTCCGCGCCCGCTGTACAGGCTGCAGGAACTGGAGGCCCGCAGCGCAGACCCGGTGCTGATCGTCGAGGGCGAGAAAGCCGCAGACGCGGCCGCAGCGATCAGCGGGCCGTATGTCGTCTGCACCTGGCCCGGTGGCGGGCAGGCGGTCAACAGGGCGAACTGGAAGCCAGTTCACGGGCGCAAAATCCTCCTGTGGCCCGACGCCGACGAGGCGGGCGTGCAGACCATGCAGCGCCTGGCAGCGATGCTGGCGCCGCACTGCCCCGAGGTCAAAATCGTAGACCCTGCGGGGATGCCTGACGGGTGGGACGCTGCGGACTCGGGGTTCACCAGCTGGCAGGACGCCCGGGCCTGGATCGCGCCCCGCACCAGCGTCTACGCGCAGCAGCCCGACCCCGAGCCGCCGAAACCGGCGAAACCCGAGGCGACGAAGCCCGAGCCTGCGGCACCCGAGGCACCGGCGCCAGCAGCAGAGGCGCCCGACATCGAGACGCTGGAACCCTCCCAATGGTATCGACGCTTCGCTTTTCTGCTTTCCAGCGCGGATTTTTTCGACATCGAACGCCGCAAGCTGATCGAGCGTAAATCGTTCGATGCGGCGTATCGGCACCATCGAATTTACAGCATCCACCGGAATGCCAGCGGGCTGCATTCTCGCGTCACGGCAAGCGTTTCCTTTGACGAAAATCGCCGCGCGATGGGCGGGAAAACTCTGGCAGGCATGATTTACGCGCCTGGCCATTCGGTGCTGGTGGAGCACGAAGGCGAGGTCTTCGGCAACTCATGGCGCGACGGTAGGCCAGCGGGCATCCCGGGGGACGTCAGCATCTGGCTGGAGCACTGCGAGCGGATGGTCCCCGACCAGCAGGAGCGCGAGCACTGCTTGAATTGGATGGCCTGGAAGGTCCAGCATCCGTCCAAGAAAATCAACCACGGCATCCTGCATGGCGGCAGGCAGGGTAGCGGAAAAGACACTCTCTGGCTCCCATTCCTGTATTCCGTGGGCGGCAAGGGCTGGCAGAACGTAAAGACCGTGACGACAGAGGAAATCCAGTCGAATTTTCACTATCACTTGCTCTCCGAAGTTTGCGTCCTGAACGAACTACGCGAACCCGCGCTTGCAGACAGGCGCGCACTCGAAAACAAACTCAAGCCCCTGTTGGCGGCGCCGCCGGAGGTTTTCTCGATCAACGAAAAAGGCCGCCACCCGTATCCTTCGCTCAACAGGCTATCCGTGCTGGGCTTTAGCAACGAACGGGTTTCCCTGTCGTTGTCGGCAGATGACCGCAGATGGATGGTGTTATGGTCAGAAGCCGGCATCCTGCCGCAGGATGAGGCCAAACGCCTGTGGTCGTGGTACGAGGGCGGAGGGCTGGATCACGTCGCGTATTGGCTGCGGCAGCGCGACGTAGCCGCTTTCGCACCTGGCGAGCGGCCATTGATGACGGACGCCAAGGCGGTGATGCTCGAGGGCGGCCTGTCACCCGGCGAGGCACTGCTTGCGCAGGCGATGCGGGATCGAACGGGACCGTTCCGGCCTGGCGCCGTCATGGGCCCGTGGCAACCGCTGGTGGATTTTTTGCAGGAGCAGCAGCAGCAGCACAAAATCTCGATTCAGTCGCTCTACGTTGCGGCGCAACATGCCGGCTGGCTGGATCTCGGCAAGGTGCGCTCGCGCGGAGAGCACGCGACGAAAAAGCATATCCTGTGCAGCACCGAAACACTCGAGCGATACGAGCACAATCGCGCGGAAATCCGCCGCGTGCTCGAAACCCTCGGCCCGAAGGCCACGGTTCACGAACTGCGGCGCGCGGAGTGAAAAAAAGCCCCCGGTAGACTAGCTCGACCGGGGGCCGAACGGGCTTCCGCCCGAGGAGACAGACGCGTCGGCCAGGTGCGCCGACCCGCGGATTATAGGTCCAGCAGCAGCGCCAGCAGCAGGGCGATTGCGATTGCCAATAGGGCGGCGATCATGATTCCCACTCCAGCGCCACTGCGAGCGGCGCATCGCGCCAGGAGCCGCAGGCAGCGCGCACGGCGGCGTCTTCGGCCGCGTACCAAAGGCGCGAGGCGGCGTACCAGGTCTGCGACCCGTGCGGGGCGCGCGCAACGTCTGCGTGACAGGCGGCGGGCGACACGCCGGCAGCGGCGAACACTGCTGCAGCAGCGGCGAGGCCGCGCTCGATGTCGGCTGGCGGGCGTTCAATATTTTTGAATGCTAGGGGCATTACTGTTCCCCAGTAGCGCGGGCGATAACCGCATCGATGCGCGAGCGTATCCATTCGGGGGACTCGCCAGCGTTCGCGTGGATCAGCTGCAGCGCTTCCAGCATGTCGGGCGCGGCAGCGATCAGGCGGGC